CATATGATAAGCTTCTCGGCTTATCATATGCGTACTGAAAGATTTTCTTGCACTGTTTGAGGACCTCAAATCCTCAACGTGCGTCTATATATCTATAATTATTCGTTATCTGCGGATTCGTTCTAATTTTAGTGTTATTTTCGTATTGTTTGTATTATCCATATACAACTTTGCATTAAAATAGACAGTAAGTATTTTCGATGGAGACCTTCCTCCTATAACAAAGGTTTTGGGTGTGAATTCACACCCGCCCCTATTTATTATGATTGGCTATCTATAAAGGCTAGTTTGGTACACTTACGTACTATTGGTGGGCTTTCGCCCACTATCTGCCCATATGATTAGTTCATTTTTTGATTGAACTCACCATGTGGGCAATGTGTCGTAAACAGTTATTTTTGCGTTTTTAGAGGCAATTTTCTCTGTTCAAAACGAAAATTTGTAGGAAAAGGGATGTTAACCCGTTTTTCCCACCTCTCCATTTGGGGAGGTACAGTGGCTTTTATCAACACTTAGCCCATCACTACCACAACATATCGTCCTTGTGTGGATTAATAGTGATAGAAAATGTGTAGTTTGAGTAACTTTATACTCATGTTGATTACGTCGTTGGTGTAAAATTTATTTAATAGGTTCTATGTCATGTGTTGTGAGATCGCCTTGAGAATGTGGCCTAATCTTGGTCACATCTGTGAAAGGTAGTAAGACACACCTCTCTGTATTGAGAGCAAAGTGTTGAAGAATTTCACCCACCGCTGAACATTTTGCTTAAGCGATATTAATAAACCACCTAGTAGCACTCCCGCCAAGCGGCAAGAACTAGGTAAAGACGATCACTCTCTACGCCAGTAAAGAGCACCAGATAGATCAACAACTGGTTGTTTTTATTTTATGATTGTAATTTCTCCTTCAACAATAAACAAAGATGATCACAAGATCATAAAGCATAGTTTGACGATACAATGCTTGACGTGCGATAGAACTACTGTTATTTCGTGCGTTGTCAAAACACAAACTTTACTCGTGCCAAACTGTATTTATTGCGGTTATGTACCACAAAGTAGTGAATTTGACATCACTAATGTTTCTTTATGGGACACCTTCTCTGCGTATAATCCTTTGAGTACTTCAGCTGTTGCTGACGCAGAATCTAGGAAAAGTTCAGTATTAAACTGGCTCTACGAAGGTACCCATTATAGTAAATCTTTTCTCAGCGAGTATATACAAATTCCCGTCCATCTTGACGAACATATCAACTTGATAGAAGATGTGTGTATTTTGATGTATAGCTTACTGCGATCACGAAATATATCGGATCGATATGTATCAATTGTATCTTTTTGTAAGATGCGTGGTTCGCGACCTAGTTTCACAACCATGCTAATTTATGTTGCTTCTGAAATTTTCGGCAACATGAAAGATAAAAAATTAGATCAAATATATAAAGGTTTACATAAACATGTTCTTTCAGAGGTGGAGAAGGAGACCACCTACGAACTTCAAGACGAAGAATATGATAATATCTTCGCAGAATTGCGTTCGTACACAAGTGTTTATGAACGTATTAAGGAGACTGCTCTATATAAGAAAGTCTATAAATTTGGTTTATATGTACTTTCTAGCGGTCTTCTGAGTCACTCCAAGATTTCTTTTGACTCACTTGGATACTCTAAATTTGAGCAAGCAGCCATTGAGCGCACTCATAAACCTGGAATGGATATGATCCATTGTATGGTAGATACAGTATTATTTGTGTGTGACAGAGGTACTCAATATTTCCACACTCAAGATCCAGAAGTTTTAATGTCATCTGGTGGAAGCCATGAAAAATGGATGTCTCGAGCACAGAGATTAATACGTGAGTCCAAATTTCTATCGAACCCAGAACCTCATGGTATCAATCGATTTACTTTTACTAGTGAGTTGAAAGATACAATTGAGCGCGGTATAGCACTCACGAAATATTCTGTTGGTTTAGAGCGAACTGAAAAACTCATTCTACAGAAGACAGTTAATGAATTGCAACTGATTCAAGCAAATGAAATCACAAAGAAGGATGCTCGCGCGCCGCGCAAAGAGCCCTTTTCTATTATGATTCATGGTCCTTCTAGTATTGCTAAGACTCAGTTGGTGCAAATTATGTTTATGCACTATGGCAAGGCATTCAAACTACCCGTGAGCCCTGAATTCATGTATACGCGAGTGGCTGTAGACCCCTTTTGGTCTGGACAAAATTCCAGTCAATGGTGTGCTGTTATGGATGATGTTGCCTTTTTGAAACCAAACGGTCAATTGGATCCTACTTTAAGCGAAACCATTATGGTTGGCAATCAAACACCATTTTGTCCACCTCAAGCTGAGTTAGAGGACAAGGGTAGAACACCTTTAAAGATAGATCTGTTGTTGGGAACAACTAATACTTTGAATCTCAATCTGCATGACTATTTTTCGTGTCCTTTTGCCGTAGCCAGAAGATGGAAATTTTATGTTACTGCTACTGTTAAACCAGAGTATTCAAAACACAACCTAATGGTTGATTCTACACTCATCCCACCAACACCTGAGGGTGAGTACATGAATATTTGGAACTTTGTTGTTAGTGTCGTCGTGCCTGCAAAGGACACGATTGATGATAAAATGCGTGCAAAGTATCATATTATCGAAAAGTTTTCAGACATTTATGACCTACTCCAGTTTCTAACTACTGCGGCAAAGGCACATGAGGTTGCCCAATTAAAGTCACTATCTGCAATGGAGAATTCTCGTGGTGTGGATATTTGTGATCAGTGTTATCGTCCAGTTCGCAAATGCACTTGCATTGAGACTGAAATTTCTCAGTTCGCTAATTTGGTCGATGATCCAGTCCCTGTGGTACCAGTAGTACGCCCTGCCCCATCTCGTCCAGTTTATATTCCAACATGGGAAAAATTTCAACGCGAATTGTATGAACCCGAGTGGCACCCGGAAATACCATGTCAAAAATGCGGTGGACTGGGGTGTGATCATCCAGAAAAATCGGACATGATCAAGTACAATCGAGATCGAGCTTCTCAATATCGACGTCGCATGTATGAATATTACAAGATAGACGTCCCTCCTCCACGTGACGATTGGCATGATCCAAATTGGCACCAAGGTTTTCTTCCACAGGCTGATGAGTCATATTTAGACAGAGTTAAGCAGTGGATACCTACCTTTCATGATGAACCACTAATACCCCTATCAGAGGAGCCTATTATGCCGCAACCGCAAAGTCGCGTCTCATTAATGCGATATTGGTTCTTTAGTCGGATTATTGCTCAAGATGTTATTGAATCTGATATGGAGGAAGTTGTGAAAATCTATTTCCACATATATAGATCTTTCTTCTATCCTCTGTTGGTCAGCTTGTTCTTTTATAACTTTGGTCTGTTTATGATCATACCACTGGGTATTTGTATTTACATATTAGTAAAACATGTGTGGGTAATCACCTCGATTTACTTTCAGTACATTTATGGTGATTTTTGGAAAATCAAGCTTGCATATCGCATTTTTGGTCAAGATAGTAGCGCATACGTGTTTGTGTTTAAAGTTGCGAGAAATCGTATACAACGCTTTATAACACCAAAACACCTTATGCAATTAAGTCTGCTTATGGGCTCTTTACTAGCCTGCTCAAAATTGAGAAATTTCTTTCAGTCCGAAAAGCATTCACCTCAAGCCGATGTTGCATCTTTCTCCGATGGAACACCGCCTGTTCCTCATCCCATTGAAAAGCCTGTATTTTATTATCATGATCCGTACGTATTTACTGATGTAGATATTTCCAATCAATCAAAGAATTGTCAACCAGGTGTATTAGAGAATAAGATTCGAAGAAACACTGCTCGTTTTCAATTCCTATGGGAAGGAAATGAAGGAAAATGTAATAGTACCTCAGCTCTCAATGTGAAAGGTCATATTTGGATGTTTAATCAACATGTGATCAAAGGCACTGGTAACGGAACACTAAATGTTGTTCTTGATCCACTCACTCAAAATTTAAGTAGAAATGTGCGTAACATAACTATCAGGAAAACTGATATCCATTGTTTTGGTACAGATTTAGCCTTCATATCCCTAAGAGCACTACCACCCGGCCCATCATTGGTTGAGTATTTTGCAAAAAAGGATAGAATACCTGGTAGATTTGATGGAATGTATCATCTTATTTCTAATATTGGTGAGCGTAGTACCTTACCGATAAAGGATCTGCGTAAAGGTGTATGCCCATACTTTAATGTACCTGCATACTTAGGCTACGTATCGACCCCTACAAAAAGTGGCGATTGTGGTTCCCCTTGCGTTATGTATGCTGGTGCAAATAGAAAAATCATTTTGGGGATACATGCAACTGGAAATCAGTCAACTGGCGTCTCTATTATGCCTGTTTCGCAACATGATTTGGAGATGGTTTTGACTACATTCACACCGCAAGTGGAAAGTGGTACAATCAAGATCGATGAACCTGGTTATGAGCGAGAGTTAACAGACGTCCATCCCAAATCAGCATTACGCTTTATACCTCAGGGGACTGCTCACGTAATGGGTAGTTTTAAGGGGTTCCGCCCACAACATAAGTCAAAAGTTAGACCCACGTTTATCCGAGATCTTGTTGTGATGGATGGATATAAAGATAATCATGGGGCCCCCGATATGACTTGGAAACCTTGGCACATTGGTTTATCTAGCATGACACAACCAAATTTTAGCGTTGCATCTGGTGATATTGCGAAATGTTCTAACGCGTTTGCTGATGATATTATTAGAAAGATGGCGAAAGATCTCCATGAGCTCAAACCATATGATCTTAACACAGCCCTGAATGGAGTGGACGGTGTGACATATGTGGATAGAATCAACGTTCGCACCAGTGCCGGTAATCCTTTCAAGAAATCTAAGATTAACTTTATTACATTGGATGATGATAATAAGGTCGTTGAAATTGATGATGTTATTGCAAACAGAGTTAAAGAAATTGAAAATCTATACAGACAAGGTAAAAGAGCGCACCCCCAGTTTTGTGAACATCTAAAGGATGAGCCAGTCTCAGACAAGAAACGTCGCATTGGTAAAACAAGATTGTTTTCTGGGGCTGAATTTGCATGGTCGTTGGTTGTGCGGAAAAATCTACTTCCACATATACGACTCATTCAGAATAATCCTCATCTGTTTGAATCGATGCCCGGTGTTGTGGCGCAATCTGAAGAATGGCAACAGCTATATAATGCTCTTAAAGAAAAGGGTTTAGATAGAATTATTGCTGGAGATTATGCATTCTTCGATAAAAACATGATAGCTGAATTAGTTCTTGCCTGTTTCGACTTTCTTATTAAATTGTCAGAAGCTGGTGGCGCCTCGCCTGAGGAACTTATGACTCTTAGATGTATTGGTGAAGATACAGCATTTGCGATATTAGATTTTAATGGTGACTTAATTGAACTTCAAGGAAACCCTTCAGGACACCCTCTCACGGTCATTATAAATTGTATTGCAAACTGTATTTACATGCGATATGCATACATGGTAGTGACTGGTAAAGATCCGAGCAATTTTAAAAATGATGTTTCTTTGTTTACTTATGGTGATGATAATATTATGAGCGTGAGTGCAGATTGTCCGGAGTTTAATCACACCTCCATAGCTAAGGCGTTAGCGGATATTGGTGTGGTTTACACAATGGCCGACAAAGAGGCTGAGAGTAAACCTTACATTGATATCGGTGAAGCTTCTTTCCTTAAGAGATCATTTCGATTTGATGCAGATATTGGCGCTGTTGTAGCCCCTCTCGATCATACATCAATTGAGAAAATGCTTACTTCATTCGTTGATGGTGGAAATATTAGCGTTGAAGCACATTCAATTTGTGTCATTGAAACTGCCCTTCGCGAGTATTTCTATTATGGAAAAGAAAAATTTGAAGAACGAAAAGCTTATTTCAAGGATTTGGTTGAGCGCGCAGGATTGCAAATGTATGTCCGAGATAGTACTTTTCCCGAGTATGATCTCTTAGTTCATGAATTTTGGATGCGAACAGGTAACGTAAAGAAGGCTCAAGAATTTGCGCCTACTATATCGTGCTAGTGGAGCATTCCGGAGAGCACACTCCGTTAACAAAGCTTTTTAGGGCGATCGTCACGCTCTATTAATAAGTTCGACGATTAGAGAGTAAACTCTATATATCAATAAAATCCAGAACCCACTGTAAATGGGTGTAAGTGGAGTTCACCACGCATCAAACCAACTGTTTAGATTGACACTCTCGATAGTTGTATTTTTCCTGTCCAAAACAAAATAAGAAGCAGCTGTGTCCGTGCGAGTCCAGCGAGCTGTCCAGTAGAAGTGAATCTACTGGCGGGATCGATTCCCGATGAATCGAATTCTGGTAATAGAGTAAATCCAGAATTATATTACTCTGAAACAACTAAGGGGTATTATCCGCAGTCTAGCGAAGTTATCGTTGATTTTGTGGATGAATCTCCTGCTCCATCCATTGGGATGACGGCTGAGAATAACTCATTCAGTGTACGTGATAAAACCACAGCTACTGAATTGATGCAATTTCTAAATCGTCCCGTTCGAATCCACTCTTTTGTGTGGCAGGAAGCTGATGTTCCTGCGATTAAAGTGGCTATTGAACCTTGGCATTTGTGGGGAACCAATCCTTACATTTTGTCTAAGCTCAACAATTACGCTTTCATTCGTGGAAATTTGAAACTTAAAATTCAGATTAGTGCATCACCCTTCTATTATGGATGTCTAATGGCTTCATACCAACCCATGCACGAATTTACTCCAAGCACTATTGTCTTAGATGGTGCTACAAGACACTTTATACCCTATTCTCAACGCCCACATGTCGTTATTGAACCTCAACACGATGATTCGTATGAGTTGACATTACCATTTATTTGGGCCACGAATTGGTTGAGTGTTCAAACGGCATCAGATTGGCAGTCCATGGGAGAATTAACCTTTTTGGTCTATTCTTCCCTCCAGAGTGCTAATGGTGTTTCTGGGAGTGGTGTGAACGTTATCACATATGCCTGGATGGAGGATATAGAACTTTCAGGAGCTTCCGTGGGGTATGCTCTGCAATCTGATGAATATGGTGTAGGTCCTGTATCGAAACCAGCATCTGCAATTGCAAAGTTTGCGTCTTCTATATCCGACTTCCCAATTATTGGTCCTTTTGCAAAAGCCACCAGCATTGGGGCGAGTGCCGTGTCGTCAATAGCTAGTTTATTTGGTTTTACCAATGTACCAGTCATAGACGATACTCGACCAGTGAGATCAGAAGCTTTTCCAAAATTCAGCTCCTCCGAAATAGGATTTCCAATAGAAAAACTCACTTTGGATCCAAAAAATGAATTGAGCGTAGATCCAAGAATTGTTGGTCTCGGGGGTAAAGATGAGATGTCTTTGGCATACATTGCTGGGAAGGAGTCTTATCTTACCACTGCTACATGGTCAACGGCTGATCTCATTGATCAGGTTCTATTCTATTCTAGAGTCAATCCTAGACTCTATGATAATGATGGGGCTACAAATAGTTTGCTGTACATGACACCTATGTGCTGTATCTCGCAACTACTCAATAATTGGCGCGGAGATATTATTTTTCGATTCAAAATAGTGTGTTCTAAATACCATAAAGGCAAACTTCGCATCAGCTTTGATCCAGCTGGCTACTCTGCTCAAAATATTGGTAATACTGTGACTACTAGCAATGTGGTGCACACAGCTATTGTTGATATTGGGCAGAGTGATCAGATTGAGTTTAGAGTACCGTATCAGCAAGCCCTACATTTTCTCAACGTTCGTACCGCTATTACTGCATCAGCTAAGGGATGGGCAACGAGAACAGCAGTTCCTGGTACGTACCCTTATGATAGACTTTATGATAATGGTTTCATCATGGTGAGAGTCATGAATGCCCTCACTGCTCCTGTTGCGTCTTCATCAGTTGATATACAAGTTTATGTAAGAGCAGCTGAGAATATTGAATTCGCCAACCCTTGCGTAGTGGATCCCACTAATTTGATGAGTCTATACGCTCCACAAAGTGAGGAAATGAAGTTTGATGGAGAAGTAGATCATACTGTTTTGGGTACTGCGAAATCGGCGAGTGATAAGCAATACTTGGTCCACTATGGTGAGAATATTAGATCATTGAGACAGCTGTTGCGGAGGTATGAATTTGTCTGTAGAACATTTCACACTGGTAGTACCGGTTCTATTGTGAACTACGTCGACCTTCATAAGATGCCTCCTACCCCGGGCTATCTATCTGTCGCACCATGGGTTGCCACGTCAATTCTTGGTGGAGCGAACGCCAACTTCAACTTTACGAAAATGACCATGTTGTCTTTCATCTCTCCAGCCTTTTTGGCTTATAGAGGTAGCACGAATTGGTCTATCAATGCCATGGGTAATAATCTAAGCTACGCTGTCAAATCCGTAAGAGTGATAAAGGATAACGTATCCGATCACGATTTTGGTTTTCGACAAGTAACAGCAGTTACGGCTACGGTAAGTAAAATTGCAGCATTTGCTGCGCAGAATATCCATCCAGGCACTTGTGGATCGGCTTTGACCAATCAATTTACAAATTCAGGACTTAATGTTCAGTGCCCAAATATGTCACCTTATAAGTTCCAGACTACTCGTCCACGCAATGCTAACGTTGCTCAATTCTATGATGGTTCACTACAAGATGCGTTTAGCATCGAAGTAGCTCTTCCACAGGGAATGACTAGCGTAAATACTGAGATGGACTTGTACTGTGCTGCAGGGACAGATTTTGGGCTGTACTTTTTCTTGAATGTACCCACATTCTACATCTATTCTACATTCCCAACAGGAGTGTAAATTAGATGACGGATATCCACACCCAGTCACGAGGTTAAACGTGACGTACTTTATGCTTTTTGTACACTTATAAAAGCAATTAGGGAGTGTTCCAGCATCTTCGGACTGCACACTCTTTAGTGTAAATAGTATCCTCCATGATTGAGGCTCTACTGGCGGACAGGTCGCCACACCGCATTTTTATGTGCTAACGCTTATTCCTAAG